GCTCCAAGCTGGTTACAGACCTGATGTCTGGCATGAGTTCTCGCCGGAACTGGCGGAGAAAGTTCCTTACTACGAGTTCCCTGATGACCAAGCTTGGTTGGCGGATATGATCCCGGACGCCGGCAAGTTTGGCCCGGAAGATGGAGTTTATGCTTTCCAAAAGAAGGGGTGGCCGAAAGGCGAATTGCTGCCGAGGAATGCCAAGGTGGTCTGTTTCCCCGGCTGGCGCGATCCCTCCCAATATGTGCGCCTTGAATGGGTCCAGGAGCACTGGCGGTGATCTCTGGTGGCGTTGTCGTCCACTGGAAAGCCCATTGCGACGACACCGTTGATATCGAGGACGGTACGAAGGTCTGGCAGTTCGCCAGCGTCATTCGTGGGTCGAAGATCGGCAAGGACTGCAACATCGCGAGTTGCGCGATTGTCGATGGGGCCACGGTCGGGGACAACAGCATCATCAGCCATGGGGCTTCGGTTAATCCCGGCACGGTTATTGGGAATGGCGTCTTCATCGGGCCGAACGTCACCATCTGCAACGACATGTGGCCCTCAGCAGATAAGGAAGGCTACGAGACACCGAAGCGGCCAACGGCGATCATTGAGAATGGCGCCTCAGTCGGGGCCGGTGCGGTGATCCTGCCTGGTGTTCGGATCGGCAAGAATGCGGTGGTCGCGGCCGGCGCCGTGGTCAAGAGCGATGTTCCCCCAAGCTATGTGTATCGGAGGAATGACTACAAGGCCCGGAAGCCTGATGATTGGCATCAGCGGCGCATGAGGTATACGCAATGATCAGGTTCCAAGAAATGTTTTGGGTTGGTACCGCCGCATTGTTTGCCGCCGTTATTGGTGGCGCAGCAATTTGGTTTGCGCTCGTCGCCTACACGCGTATCGCCTACGCATCCCTTGGAGTTCCGTCGCCGCTGTGATCACGGTCGCAACGATGCTCTGGGATGCCAACGAGCATTCCCGAGACTTCTCGCGCGGCTATGACGAAACATGGGTGGAAAAGCTCTATCGCGGCTTCTTACGAAACCTGACCCAACCCTTCAGCTTCGCGTGCTTCACAGACAGGGAGCGGGAATTCGAAGAGCCAGTTGAGGTCATCGTAGATCGGCAACTTGGGCAGAACGGCTACGGTGATTGCATCGTCCCGTTCATCCTCAACGAGGCTTCCATCATTGTCGGTCTCGATACCATCGTCACAGGAAACATCGATCATCTAGCCGATTGGTGTATGACGGCAGAGAAGATTGCGCTGCCTAACCCATACGGCAAGGAAGCCTGCAACGGCGTGGTTCTCTGCCCCGCAGGAAAGCGGGCGATCTTTGATGATTGGCGCGGTGAAAACGACATGGAATGGCTGCGCCGCCAGCCGCACGAGACTATAGACGTAATCTGGCCAGGACATGTCGTCAGCTATAAGGCGCACGTTCGCGGCAAGGGCTTGGGCGAGGCCCGCATTGTGTACTTTCACGGTGTGCCGAAACCACCAGAAGTGAAGGAAGCCTGGGTGATGGAGCATTGGATTTGAGGACGCGCAGCGGGCAGGACTCAAACCTGCACTACGCCGGTCCTTCGGATATCACCATTCCGCCCGGCTTGCCGGCCAAAGCCGACTTTCGCGTCTGTCAGTTAGGTGCGTTTTCCGCCACCGCTGCGCATTGTTACATCTAGCATGGCAGTTGATCCTGCGAAAGTCGCCTTCTTCGTCCCGAGCGAACTGAAGGCGTTCAAACTCAAGCTTTTCAACCGCATCGGCGAAACCATCGAAAGGGCAGGCGGGAAGATAATTCGCGGCGATTGGCAAGTGCTGGATCGGTTGCCGTCCGATATTATCCCGGTCGTTGGTTGCTCGCCATATCTGCGGCCGCTGATAGCCAAATGGCGCGAGACAGGCCGGCGCTGGTGCTACTGGGATAGGGGCTACGCGCGCCGCGTGTTTGCGACCGATCTGCCGACAGGAGAAAACGGCGGCTTCTATCGCTGGCATATCAACTCGTTCCAGCTTCAGTCTCTCAGAGACTTCCCTGATGATCGCTGGAAGGCGCTGAAAACCGAAGTCTGGCCGTGGCAGAGAACCGGCCGGCACATCGTGGTCGCGGAACCATCCGAAACCTATGAGCGCTTCCACGGCATCGAAGGCTGGACGATGCGCATGGTGAAGCGGCTGAACGAACTGACCGACCGACCGCTGATCATCCGTAACAAGGAAATGCAGCGCTTCGGCCGGAAATTGCATGAGGACCTGAAAGGCGCCCACTGCCTGGTCACGCATGGCTCAAATGCAGCCGTCGAATCCGTCATCATGGGTTGCCCAGTGTTCGTGCATCAGGACAGCGCGGCAAGCCTAGTAGGGCGCTGTGACCTCGCCCGGATTGATGAGCCGGTCTATCCCGAGCGACAACCTTGGTTGAATGCTCTGGCTTATTCGCAGTTTGACGAGCGTGAGCTGGTCAACGGAGATTTGTGGAAGATGATCGCCTGATGAAACTTCCCTTTGGCTTCACCATCTCGCGACAGAAAGCGGCGCCGCCTAGCGCCGTCGCTGTTGCCGAAAATCGCGGCGGGTGGGTCAATCTCATCAGGGAGAGCTTTACCGGCGCGTGGCAACAGAACATCACGGTCGATTACAACTCGGTCCTGTCCTACAATGCCGTGTATGCCTGCATCACGCTGATCGCCTCCGACATCTCCAAGCTCTGCGTGGATCTCGTGCAGGAAGACGAGGATGGCATTTGGACCGAGGTTGACAGCCCTGCCTATTCGCCAGTCCTTCGGAAACCCAATCGCTACCAGAACCGCATTCAGTTCTGGGAAACGTACATCCTCTCAAAGCTGATGAGGGGCAATGTCTACGTCCTGAAGCAGCGCGACAATCGTCAGGTTGTCACGGCGCTCTACGTTCTCGATCCGAACCGCGTAAAGGTTCTTGTCGCGAACGACGGATCTGTTTGGTATCAGCTTGGCAGCGACAATCTCTCGGCGATCGGAGAGGCTATAACAGTTCCGGCCAGTGAGATCATTCACGACCGGTTCAACTGCCTGTTCCATCCGCTCGTTGGAACTTCGCCGATCTTTGCTGCCGGTGTGGCCGCCACCCAGGGCCTCGCCATCCAGAACAATTCGGCGACGTTTTTTGGCAACAAGTCGCAGCCGGGTGGCGTGCTGACGGCGCCTGGCGCGATTTCGGACGAAACTGCTGCCCGCTTGAAGGACGCTTGGGAAACGAAATTCTCAGGTGAGAATGCCGGCAAGGTTGCGGTGCTTGGCGATGGGCTGAAATATGAGCGCATGTCGCTGACCGCCGAGGAATCTCAGCTCATCGACCAGTTGAAGTGGACGGCCGAGGTTGTGTGCTCGGTCTTCCACGTCCCGCCCTACAAGATCGGGCTCGGGACCATGCCCACCTATAACAACATCCAAAGCTTGAACGTAGAATATTATTCTCAGTGCCTCCAAAGCCTGATCGAATCCGCTGAGCTTTGCATAGATGAAGGCCTGGGCATCGGTGAGGGCGTTCTCATCAACGGCAAGACCTATGGGGTGGAGTTCGATATCGACAATCTGCTCCGCATGGATTCCGTGACGCAGATGCAAGTCCTGAAGGACGGCGCCGGCATCATGGAAATCGACGAGATGCGCGGCAAGATCGGCCTCCCCAAAACAAAGGGCGGCAACGCCGTCTATCTTCAGCAGCAGAACTTTAGCCTGCCGGCGCTTGCCAAGCGTGACGCCAAGGATGATCCGTTCGGGACGGCGAAAACCCCGGCGCCAACGCCGGCGGTTGATCAAGCCGCAAACGACAATGCCATGGAAGCAGCCGCAAAGGATGCGCTCCTCGAACTCTGGAAAGGTCTTGGTTGATGTTCGACGGCAAAGCCTTCGGCCAGGAAATGGTTGGAATCGTCAAGGCGCATATCGAGCGCGTTGTTGCGCCGCTGAATTCGCGGATTGCTGATCTGGAAAAGCAGTTGGCCAATATGCCAACGCCGAAGGATGCGGATGTCGATGAAGTGGCGGCTTTGGCAGCGGCGAGCATCCTACCCGACATTATGGATGTGCGCAGCATGGTTGAGGCGTTGCCGACTATGCCAGATGTGCCGGCGCTTATAGCGGAGGCCATTGCATCAATTCCGGTTCCTGAAAATGGCAAGGACGCTGATCCCGATCTGATCAAGACCATGGTCGCCGATGCTGTAGCCGCCCTGCCGCCCGCAGAGAAGGGCAAGGACGCCGACCCTGCCGAGACTGAGGAAATGGTCGCAAAGCACGTATCACGCGTTCTGGCAGGCTGGGAGCGGCCAAAGAACGGCATCGACGGGAAAGACGGCGCTCCGGGTGTGGATGGCAAGGATGGCGCGCCTGGGAAAGACGGCGTTAATGGCAAGGACGGGCGCAACGGTCTCGATGCCGTGAAGTTCTTCCGCGACGACAAGGGTCACCTCATTGTCGTTAAGAGCGATGGCAGTACCGACGATCTCGGTGAATATGTCGGCAAGGATGGCGCTCCTGGCCGCGATGGCGCCGATGGCGTCGGCTTCGATGACATGTCCTGCGAAGTCCGCGACGATGGTGTTTATCTCGTCTGGGAGAAGGGCGACATCGTTAAGGAAGCGCGCTTGCCCGTGCCGATTTATCGTGGAGTATTCAAGGAAGGCACGGCCTATCTTGCCGGCGACAACGTATCATTCGGCGGCTCGGTATTCATCGCTGAGCGCGCCACATCCGCCAAGCCGGAGACGCCAGACAGCGGATGGCGATTGTCCGTGAAGCGCGGTCGCGATGGCAAGGACGCCGTTCCCTCGAAGCCCAAGAAGGGCTCATAAACATGTTCATGCTCGTGACCGTCGATCAGGTCCGAACGGCTCTGAGGCTGGATAGCGGCGAGAGTGACACGCTCATTGCGCTGTACATCTCGGCAGCATCCCGAGCGATCGTTCGCTACCTCAAGGGTCAGGCTGGCGATCTTCTGACGATCGACAGCCCGCCGAATTCGCCGCCAGATGATCTGTCGTCGGTTCCAGAGGATATCCAGATGGCGACGATCCTGCTGACGGGGCATTTTTACAATAACCCGGATGGCGATCCTGAGCACGATTGGGAGCAGGGATATTTGCCCCGTCCAGTAA